ATATTCAGAAAGGCGTAGAGCTTGAGGCTCAAGACACCGAGTTCTTTATCACCATGCTTCTTGGTAATGATGAGCTTGGGCTCAAGGGTCTTGTCCACACACTATCTGACCAGGGTTATGTCTGGAGTCGGCGTAATGCTGACGACAAGATCAGTAACTGGATTGGTGACATTATTAAGAATGCTGATCCCCAGGATGCCAAGCAGTTCATAGATGACTTCACAAATCTAACTGGCATTGATATGGCCACGAAGACTGAGAAGTTGACGGTTGAAAACTTTGCGGATACATTCAAACGCAAGATGAGTGACACTGGTAAGGTTCTGAATGCAGCCTCTCAGGCTGCACGTTTCCTTGGCAAGAACCCAAACAATCTTACTGTGAATGACTACGCTGAGTTTGTAACGTCTGGTGTAGCTAGTGCACCAGAAGCTGTAACCTCGACTACAGGCAGGAAGATTGGTCAAGCCTTCGGTAAGGTTATTGAGAAAGATCTTCCAGACTTTCAGAACAACGTGATTCGTTTGCTTGTTGCAAACCTATCAACCACTGCGCTTAACGTGGGGGGTTACACCGCAGCCACTACACTAAACACTGCACAGGATGTAGTAGCTTCCCTCATTGTCAGCCCAGTGCAGGCAGTGTACAAACTGTATAACCCAGAGGAAGCTGCAAAGCTTGGTTTGAATTTTACAGAGATGGTTGCAAACCAGAAGTTTAAACTACGTAACACTCTCGACGTAAATACAACCTACGATACATTCCTTAAGTACACACAGGCAAGACCGGATGCCACCAAGGAACTGACGAAAGTTCTTCCGGGCGGTATTGAGGATATCAAGAAGCTAGATACTGGGTTTGATCCTGATGTGTCCCTGATGACCTTGCGTACCAACCAGGCTGTTGACGTAATCCAAAGGCTCAACCTAGTGCAAGCTCAGGACATGTACACAAAGTCTATTGAGTTCACAACTCAGCTGGACAAGTACTTAAGACGTGACTTTGGTATGGGCTGGAATGATTTCTTCACCCAGCAAAACTATCGTCAGGTCATGCAGACTGAAAAGTTTGCAAAGGCCGAGGCTGCTGCACTTGATGAAACCCTGAAGGCAGTCTTTGCTAAATCCTACAAGGGTAAAAATGCTATTGGTGAAATTGCTGGTGTTATTGAAGACGCAAGAAACTTGCCGGGTGTAGGTTTGCTAGTCCCCTTTGGTAGGTTCTTCAACAACACAGTAGGCTTTACTATGGACACTGTGGGTATTGCACCATTTGTGGCACGTGCCATGGGCAAAAACCCTACACGGACATTTCCAGAACAACTCGCACGTACAGGTGTTGCTGTTGCACTTGTAGGCACACTTGCTGTGAGGGAGGTTGAGTACCTTGAAAAAGGCCTGTCTTGGAGTGAAGAGATTGACCCAGACACTGGTGCAGTCATTGACGAGAAGTACGAGTTTCCTTATGGTCTGTTGAAGGCCACTGCTAGGGTAGTGGCACACCTATATCGGGATGAGAGTGTGCCCTCAGATCTATTAGCACAACTTGGTGATCAATTCGTTGGACAGCTGACAAGGCAGCTGGGTGAAGTTGGGGATGGGGTTGCAGGTATCTTTGAAGCTACGCTTACTGAAGAAGGTAAAGGTCTTGCAACGTATTTGATAGAAACTGGTGGAGCCTTTCCAGCACAAATAGCTGCGGGTGCAACTAGATCTATTGATCCTTTGAATGTTGGCTACGGCATGTTTGTTAGACGTGAAGAGTTTGCAGTGCCTGACCGTGCACAAAGCAAGCTTATGGCAGACTCCCTACGGTATATGAATCAGTTCTATGCGGGGGTCACTGGTGAAGACATTGCACCAGAAAAACAAACAGCAGCATCTGGCACTGCAAGAGCAGACTTTTCTAAGTTCATTTCAACAACTAGGGAGAATCGGTTGACTGCGACTGAAAGAGTTATGAACCAGCTTGGAATCCCTGCATTCAAACAGAACCAAGTCTCCCCTGCTAAGGCTGCTAACAACAGGTTTAACCAAGTGTTCCACGAGATTGTTGAGGAAAAATCCAAAGCTTTGCTGGGCAGTAAGAGCTTCCAAGAGGGTGACCTTGAAGTCAAGAAGGGTCTATACAATAACGCCATGAGTGCTGCCAGGGATGGCGTTAAAACCTTCATGAAGCGTCTTGCCTTGGAGAACAATGACAGAGATCTTTTGAAGATGATCGAACTCTCCTCAAAGCCTAGCCTAACCCTGAACAGGACCATGGAAGATCTGGGCTTTACTGGACGGTCTGTTGATGAACTGTCCTCAGAGGAACTAGATACCCTAGAGAATGCCATTAAGTTCCGTGATGAGTTTATTGGAGTTAAGGGTATAAGACAAAGATAAAAAGAAGGGGGCGTTAGCCCCCTCTTAGTCTTCCAGCATGAAGTCGGCCCATTCAAAGGCTTCTCTTTTTATCTCGTCCCGCCTTGCCACACCATGATTACTTGCGATCAATGCAGACATAGCTTGTCCTGCTAAATAGATCCGGGATGTCATTGGTTTTGGTGGGGCGGGATTTCTCTTTTTAGCTGTAAACTTCTTGGCTTCCTCTTCCAAGTTCGAGGTTGTTGAAGTAGGCTTTGTTGAACCCAAGCTCCCACTCTTTGTGGTTCCTTGAGCCTTCCTTGTAGGGGTTCTCTGTGCTGCCCCGTTTGAAGTCTTCGTATCCCTGCTCATAAGCTTTCATCTTTCACTCACATGGTTCAGCATAATCTCTTTGAGCCAGCAAGCTGCTTCGATTGCAACGTCAAACTCTTCCGAAGATTCTGCTAGGTTACATCCAATCCAGATAACCTCGTCCCCTAGATCTGACACAAGAGCTAAAGCCAAGGCGCTCATGAACACATCAAAGGGGTCGAGATCATCGTAGTTCATCAGGCCTCAGATTCCCACAATACACACTGATAGTCTTTGACCAAGAGCCCAACCGACTCCATCTGCATGATGCCAGAACCTACTGCATCCATGCACTCAGCCTCTCCCTCTAGTAAAGCTGGGAACATGAATGTCCGGCAGTCTGTGAAGCCAGTGTTACACGCTAAGATTAATGCTGTGAACATTGCTCTCGTCCTCCATGAATGAGATTAGTCTGTTGTGGTACCATTGGGCCTTCTTCAAATCTTCAACACCGTTCTTGTATCGCCATCGGTGATTATACTTTGCGATATTCCCACGCAGGTACCCAATAAACTCTTCCCGAGTTAGGGAGTCCTGTATATACTCAATGCACTCAATCTTACCTTGACCGTAGTGGATTGGGTTGTTGACTCTATCTACCATCATACACCTTCCTTGATAAAGGTTTCAATCCAGAGTCTGCAGATGTCTGAACGTACGATGTCAGCCACTGTAAACTCCACGATAGGGATGGGCAGCATGTGCTTCTTTGTAAGGTGGACGATCTTGGTCAGACCGTCAGTCTCCTTCAAATCACTCTGCTGAATGTCCCCGTTAAGAACCAGCTTCGACCCCTCACCAATACGTGTCACCAGCATCTTAAGCTCAGGCAGTGTAATGTTCTGAGCCTCGTCACAGATGACAAAGGTATCCTCGAAAGAACGGCCCCGCATGAGAGCTAAAGGTGCAACCTCAATGTTGCCGTTCTTCAAGGCAGTCTCAACCACACCCTTACCCAAGTGACGTTCAAGTACATCAAGCACAGGCAAAGCCCAGGGTGCAGACTTCTCTTCCAGGGTGCCAGGAAGAAAACCAATCTCCTTACCAACAGCCACATGCGGGCGGGTGATAACGATCTTGTCCACATCCTTCATGTGGTAGGCATTGGCAGCATACGTAGACACAACGTATGTCTTACCAGTACCAGCAGGTCCAAACACAATGACCTGATCAGAGGTGTCAAGAGCCGTAATGTAGGACTCTTGATTAGAGTTTCGTGGGACAAGTGTTACACGATCTTTTGTCTCGTCGTGTTTTGTTCTCACTCGTCTTGTCTTGGGCTTAGGCTTTTGCTGTACCATATAAACTCCCTGGTGTGGTACTATGATACCACAAGAGATTAACCCTGTAAACTAATAAGTTCAGCTTCCTTGTAGGGGATGTGGAAAAACTGTTCGCCCTTCTGGATGTTTCTACCGAAGGCAACCTTGAGTCTGTCTTCAGTCAGTGCTGTGTCCTTGATACGCCAAGCCTTTGTCATGTCCTTCGAGAAGATATAGAAGTTGAGGAAGCCCTTCTTGTACCTATCTAACAGACGGGTCTTACGTTCAGGGATTCTGATTTCTGCCCAATGATCTGGCCAGTCACCTTCCCAAGATACCTTAACCTCAGCCTCGTTGTAGTAAATGTTGCCACCCTTGATGGACACTACATCAACAGTGTAGTTCTCCTCGTTGTTGTGGATTGTGTGACCACGAGAGACCAAGTGCTTGATCAAAGCATCACGAGCTTTGCCATCATAGGCTTCATACAAGGCACGGTTGAACTTTTTTCTGACAGGTTTCAAGGGACAAGCCTTTCTTTCAATTCTGTGTAGCCACCGATATGGTGGCCATTGTGATCCCAGATTTGGGGAACTGTAGTATAGCCAGCTTTCTTGACAAGATCAAGAAGCCAACGAGACTCTTGGACATTAAACTCCTGGTACTCAATGCCAAGGCCCTGGAGGAGAGCCTTGGCTGTGTCACAGAAGTTGCACTGATTTCTTGTGACGATTGTGTACATGTTAGGTCAGGTCCACGATCTCGCAGCTGTCGCCAGAGCAAGCAAAAGTCTGACTGCCTGCCGTGTTGTCTTCCTTCTCGTAGTCAGCCAGCTTAGTCCAGTCGATAGACTTAGGCATGACCGAGAGCAGCTCCTCGTACTCAGACTTACCAACCTCCTGATATGGTGCCTGCTGATAGGTGTGCTCGTTGTATGGCAAGAAGCTAACCCCAGACATTTCGTCAAAGTGTTTGTATACGAAAGCACCTACCTCGAACCACTCATCTTTTCTGACGTTGATAGTTACAGATGGTTTGTGTTCGCACCAGTTACGTTGGTAGGCCAACCACATCTCAAGCTGGTCAATGGCCGACAAGTCTTCGGTGACCACTGCATTGTCGGGTGACTTCACTGGGAAGCTAAACACAGTGGTTTGCTCTGGCTTGAACACGTCAGGCTCGTGTGGAATGCCCTGATCCTTCATGAACTGTGTCAAGGGATCTTTGTTGTCACCTCGAACAGTACGGACATAAAAAGGAGAGTGACGGGCGTGAATACCAGAAGCGCTATCGACAAGCTGACTGACAGTTCCACTCGGTTTAACGCAAGTAATAGCAGCACTAACAGGAATCCCAAGACGATCA